ACGAGCTGCTAGCCGTGGCCAATGTTCTTGAATATCAGCTTTTATCGAATCAATTTCAGCCTGTGCTGCAGCTTGTTGTTGTAGTGCACGTAAACGTATAGGCGGATAATATGCAATACTACCTTCTGGCTCGTAAGGTTTTAAATATTCAATATTGAACGGTTCTCCGCTATTACTGTAATTATCTATGTAATTACGATATTCAATAATATCTAAACGATCTGCTTCTACGATATGAGGAAAATCGTTCCAAATCGGACTATCGATACCGTCATTTTTTAATACTTCTATACCACCAGCTTCTACTAATAAATTTATCCAGCCATTTTCACTGTAACGTCCTTGGCCGATTCGATAGTTACTTAAACTAAGATTGTTTAGTGCGGCATATGTACGAGCGACCGGTTCATCAGTAACTTGTTTCCAGAATCCGTTGATCATCATACGTAATCCAAAGATTAAATCGTCACTCTGTACATCCGTCGTGCCGCTATTTACTAGAGTGTCATCATACGGTACTGGCCAGTCCAGGATAACCATTTTACCTTCGTATTTTACACGTAGCTTTTCTCGATATGTCTGCTTTTGAAACACTTGATCAAAATACAAATCCCTAGGATCCTCTGCTAAATATATGTCACTAGCTCCTGTGCCTACATATCTACGTGGTTTTAAATAATCACCTGGATCTCGGTAGAACGGAGCTTTTGGTCGATAACCACTTTCAAAACGTACTTGATAATTCCAGTCATTACTACGATCTAATACCTTACGAAACTCAAATTCTTCTAGTGGATCAGGCTTACCTAAAGTACGATCTCCCTCGAATGTGCCGTCTAACACCATGTCAAATTCTTGTATTTGTTCTGGGGTAGCTTCTTGAATGTCGCTATATGTTTTACCACGTTCTACTAGCATTACTTCTAATGTTTGATAATTAGGTATAGGTAATGCTCTACCATTTTCTACGTAATATACACAAAAAGTCGACCGTATTACGGATTCTGGTTCTTGACTGTCGCCTAACCGCTCGGTTATTGTTGTTGGACCATATTGTAAATATGCGTCATGCCAATCTACAGGATTAAGTTCTATTTCATTATTAATAAGAAATAATCCGGTGGGTGGTATTGGCCTAGGCAAATCTGATTTAACATAAAAATCCCATCCATCTTCTATAAAATCGTCTAAATCAGCATCGTTAATCGTCGGATATGATTTATCTAAAGTATATTCAGCATACGTTTTAGACCCCGATGACATTTGCAGTACATTATAACTATCACGCATTGCTACCGTTACTTCCTTTTCATTAAACGGCTTTACTAATGTACTAAGTTGCGTAATTTGTTTAGGAGTTAAATATCCTTGACTATACAAAGGATCGTCCGGAAACTCCTTTTGCATAATGTCTAATAGTGTAGTATTTAAATCTACACGTGACGTTTCTTTAGGATTGTCCCTATCTATAAATCTATTACTAGCCATTATCTAACTACCTTAAAATAAAAACCTTCACTAAACACTTGCACGTCATCGCCGCCATCACGTTCAACTTTTAAAACTATTTTATAGTAACGTTCAGGCTGAAATGTATTTAAACGTAATTTAAAGAAACTACCTTTATCATCACATGATATTTGAGTAGCGTCTGTATCGAATGGAATAATAGTTTCCATTGTAACCGCATCTTGTATACTATAGTAACTAGACGTCGGCAGGCGATAATCGATCAAATAGTTCGAACTAGTAGCATATGTCCTTATAGGAAACTCTGGCCGAGCTCCTATACGAAATATAGCACGTTCTGATTCTCGATATTCGTTACGTATATTTTTTATATATGGTATAAAAATGTTATCCGAAATTTCATTTTTAGATCCAGTGCCGTTTAAAACAGAATCATTCCAAGCTACTTCTAGTCTAGGTATATAAATTGTATGAGTATCTAACCCGTAAAAATTTACGGTACCTAATACATCATACGAATTTTCATCAGCTTTAGATCTCTTAATTATAAAGCCGTGATTGGGGATTGTGCCATCAACCCAACGTTTAACAATATTAGTGACATCCATACGAATATCAGGCTCTTCATATGTAAATGACTGACTAGCTTCATATCCAGACCCAGTAATCCACGTACCGCCACCTAACATAGCTGTATTAGAAAAATCATTTTTGCTATGTGCTGATCCTGTTTTCCAAAAAGTAGCTTGGTTACTATTATCACGATAATACCAAGATGCTCCGTTAGATATATCAGGTATATTATCAAATCTACCATTACCATTAATCCAAGATTCTGAAACAGGGAATGCGTAAATAGTATAATTTATAGGTAAATCTGTAGCTTGCGCAGCGCGTATGTTTAAATAAACAGATGCGGAATTTTGAGACTTAGGTCCGATAGGCGGAATATCTCCAGCAGCAATAGCATTAGCAATTGCTGTTATCTGAGATCCAAAGTCTAATAAAAATCTAGAGTTGTAATTAGCACTTTGTATTTGCCGTTCAAACAATGAACCAGACGCATGTTTAATTAAATCTAAAATAGGATCTATACCCGTGTTTTTTGCCGGATATCGTTCATATAATGTAGTATCTCGTTCTGGATAATATAAGTGGTACATGCGTTACTCTTTACGGTTTTACTGTTCGAACTTTAATATCTGCATTAGGATATTTTATCTCGAATATACATGGATCTAAACTAGGATATATAATGCCGTTTTTAGTAGCCCCTGCTATATCATATACGTTACCTGAATATCCTAAGTTTTTATCAAACAAGTTTTTCATTTCAAATTTAGCTACAGATTGTACACCTGGTAATCTATCTAATTCACTTGTAATATTAGAAATATTAATTAATCCGTTAATTTGTAAACGATCCGGATCAAACATTTGCTTAAGTTTATCGATACAAGTTAGGATAACTTCATTAGCATTGTAACTAGGTACAGGTACAATATCTACTTCTATTCCTACATTAACTATGTATGCAGTTTTTATATTAATAGCATCTGTTAACATACGATAATTAGATAAATATGTACGTAAATTTTCTTTAGTAGCCGGATTAAGTTCTGTAAAATTACGATTAGCATCATATGATAGTACATATAAATTTAATGCTAATGGATTAGGTATAGTATCTCTAGGATAATCTCGATCACTTGTATCTAATTGGAAATCACTTACAATATAAGCCTTTGCTACAGAACCGAATCGGCCGGGCATTGCATAACATCTAGTTATGTAATCTTCACGTGTAATAGCTCTATTCTGGGCTGCAAAGCTCGCCATAGCATTTTGTCGTATACTTTCTATAGATTCTTTACTTTTACCACCTGTTGCAGAAATAGGATTGTTAACAGCTACAGTACTTTTAGTATCAGTTAAATCTAATCCATATAGTTCAGTAGCTGAATTGTAGGTGATAGAATCTATTTTAGTAAGCGTGTTAGATGCAACATTATCATTAACAGATCCACCGACGCTATAAGTAACAGTTAATATAACATTATTAGGAGCTAATCCGTACGTGCTTGTATATAAAAAGTTACTAGGATCTAAATTTGAATTAGTAGTACGTGCTAAATACTCCAAACCTAATCCGACATTTTTAGGATTAGGTACTAATTCTTCATCTGCATCTGAACTAACTCCGGATCCAAATTGCAATTCTATACGATTATCTTCGCGTATACGCGTTACAAATCTACGAGCTGATCTACGTAGTTTTAATAAATAAGGAGTTGAACTTCTGTAAATGTAAAGTTCTGCATCATTATAAGGAATATTGGCTACATCGTCAAATACTGTATCTTGTGCTAAATAATCAACTTCATACCATGTATTCCCATCATCATCAGTAACACTAATTATATCTAATACATTAGCTTCAGGTAATACTATTTTATCATACGGCTTAGGATCGCCAAATGTAAATGTAGAAGTTTTAACTTCTCCAGATACAGCCTGTACAGATTTTTTAAGGAGATAGTATTGTACATTACCTGAGCCATCGATTTCATAAACGGATATATCTGTAGGATTTAATGAACTACTAAATGTAAAATCAACATCTTGTATTGTGCGAAATTTTATTGGTGCTGTAGCAGAATCTGTAGCTACCTGCATGCCTTGTCTAATATTTAAACAGTAACGAAAATCGGGCCGGGCATTAATACCAGTACCTATCGCCGGTATCAATTGATATACATCTAAGTCTACAACAGCAGGCGTATTAAGCTTAGGCTTATATCCGAACAACTGCGACAACATTAAAACATTACTTTCTTCTAATGCATTAGATAAAACTGATTCGCGAAAACTTTGATCTGCATAAAACGATAGGACATCTCCTACATATGATGCCATTTCTATAAACATCATACCAGGCGACGATTCGTTGAAATCATTGTAAGTATTGGGATAATACTGTTTGGCAAACGTGATTAAGTTTTGCCTAAACTGAGCAAAATCTTTATTTAAATACTTTACATCCTTTTTAACTAAATCCATTAAATTCTCCTAGATGCAAACACTCCAACAGCTGTTAATTGACGATTAGTGTCAACTTGAGGAGTAGCTTGTGATACTATTATTGTATTTTCTTGAGCCAATACATTTATTACTAAATTAGCTCCTACGTTTGTAACTCGGAATACAATACGTATATTCAAAGCATTTTCATTACGCATATCACGTGACACATTAACGTTAATTAATGTTATATACGGCAACCAGTAATTAATATCCTCTTCTAAACTAGACTGTAAATTATCAGCTAATAATTCGGTATTTTGTTCAAAGATACTATTATATATATCAGTACCAAAATTTGGTTGCATATACCGCTCACCTTTACGTGTAAGCAATAAATTTGTAAGATTACTGATAGCTTGATCTTCGGTAGTATAAGATAAAGAAAATACTCCTTTACCGCCTGTCGTCTGAAAAGAGCCGCTCAATACATTACCAACTGTTGCAGATCGATCAACTTTACCGACGGCAGCTTGATTGAAAGGTAATTTTATACCAACGGCTGTCGAACTGGGATCGATGAATGGTTTGTATTGATAAATAGTCCTTGTCATTAACGACCTTTCTTCTTATCTATCGCTTTCATTAATGCCGAATAAT